TTGCTCTTGCTCTTGCTCCTGCTCCTGCTCCTGCTCCTGCTCCTGCTCTTGCTCTTGCTCCTGCTCCTGCTCCTGCTCCTGCTCCTGCTCTTGCTCTTGCTCCTGCTCCTGCTCCTGCTCCTGCTCCTGCTGCTTCTGATTTAAGAAATATGGACATGAAGTATTCAGTAGATAGAAGCCCAGCCCCAATCAACTTCGCAGCGGGCATTGACCCTGTCAATGCTATTGTTGGAATTTTGGTCTCTTTGAGACAGGTATGGTTTAAATGTTTTTGTTATTTGTTTTCTCATTAATTTTTACAGGGACACAAGTTTGCAAATGATGTGGCACTCAAAATTTGCCAAAGAGGCTTGGAGCCCGAAGCCGCCTTTCTCGCAGCTGTTAAGGGCGATTTTAAGCCGCTGCCTCTAGGTGGGGTTGCTTTGAAGGAGGAATGCAGGGCCAGACCTGTCAAACCTCGTGGTTATCACTACTCGTATGTATTTTGTTTTTTTTGTTGTGTATTTTGTATTGTCTCACTCCTCCTGACAGCCGATGCAAGTGTGATTTATCGTTGCATCAACAAAAATATGATATGGAATTACACCAAAGTAGAGTTCAATCCAGAAAAGACGGAAACATAGAGCAAAGCGACACCGACGAAGAAGATATCCATGGTGCTACGAAAGGTAAGAAAAGATTTTGGGTAGAGGAATAGGGTTAGGACTGTGTGTTGTGTGCTGTGTGAATGAAAATGATTGCGAATGAATAATTTTTAACTTAAATAAACCAAATACAAATTGTGTCGCTCGCGTGTTTGCGTTTTTAACCATCAACAATTGAGCTCACGATTTCGTCGTAAGTTTTGTTGGGATTGCGTTTTTTTAACAGCCCAAGATGCTCTTTATATTCTTTTTGCTTGTAGCCGTGTTGCATGAGTTTTATTATTCTGTAAATGATATGCCGCCCGCAAGTTTGAATGTCGGGGTTGGTGGCTTGATATACCACTTTGTTTTCAAGCAGTTTATGGCTGGACGATTTCATCAATTGCGAAAGATAAGGAGCAGCAATCCCCAATTTTTTATTTCTTGTTTGCGTATTCCAATTCAACGGCTCATCGACCGCTTTCCCGTAGGGGTCAAAGTATTCCAGCGTGTAGCGTCCAAACCGCTCCGGATATTTCAGCAGCGTAATCCAGTGCCCTTCGTTTTCAGAAGTTTGATACAGTATGACAACAAAATCGGTGGCTTGTGGCAACAATTCGTCAATGTTGCGAAATCCTTTAAGCTCACTGTATTTTATTATTTTTGCGTCTTGTCCAAGATATTCACGCATTTCCTTGTCGTCGATGGGGTCATCCATAATATTTTGCATTTGTATGTGTATATTAAAAAGATAAGATAATATATACAAATGTCATACTTTTTAAAAAAAAGGGTAGAGAATACGGAAGGCGGAATTGATAATCTTAGTGTGTCATTGAATTCGACAAATGCGACCGTCAATGCAATAAACATAGCCACAACAGCCTTACAAGGAAATGTCGCTTCTGCTCAAACCTCCATTACAGCGTTGAATACAACAACAGCGGCTATTCAAGGAAGTGTGTCTGGAGCTCAACAAAGCATTGGATTATTGAATGTAAATTTAGCATTGAATGTTAGTATTCTTGACGACAAAATAACTCAAGTAAGAGGAAATGTATCGAATTTGCAAGGAAATGTATCAGCGGCTGAAACCTCCATTACCGCGTTAAATACAGCAACAACGGCTGTTCAAGGAAATGTGGCCGCGGCTCAAACCTCCATAACCGCATTATCTTCAGTTCAACTATATTCTGGTGCCGCAATTGCATCTTTATATACGGATATCAGCTCATATACTAACAATCAATATTATTTTGGAACTACGAACTTTGATTTTGATAATTACATCTACAATATTGAGTTTGTCATAAATCAAAGTGTAGTATATGCGGTTAATATGTATTGGGCTTGGGATTTTGATGTTAATTTTGCTAATTATCAAATGAACTATCTCGATTGGGACGGAGCATTTCTATACACTGGTGGTAATCAATACCCATCGATTTTCTATACACAAAACACTTCTGGATTTCAAGCTTCATTTAAAGGAACTTTACGAGCATTACCAGCACCCTCGCCAACAAATTATAATCGGTTAATATTAGAAGGGGCGACGACAATGAACTTCCAAGCAAATGGCACTCGTGGTTATGGTAATGTGCTACCTCGTGTTTCTAGGAGTATTGGCACATACGCAGGGGCTACACAAAACTCAATAGCACAATTTAACGGAAACCATACATTTACTTTGTGGGCTGCTGGGAATAATTATAGATTAAATCATCCAATCCATTTTAGATTGACAAAGGAAAAAATAGGCAGTCAAATAATATAAAAATATATGTGTGTTATATATACAAAATGTATGGGGTTTTGAATTACGCAACCGATTTAGGAAGTGTGTTGATGATAAGACGAGTGGATATAACCCCCAAAAAATATGCCACTATCAAGTGCTATTTTGCTGACAAAAATGGCGTAAATGAAAAGCATACGATTTCAATGGAGGGAAACGACTACAAACTATGGGGACAAAATGATGATTATTTGGGAGAATATTGTATTAGAGTAATAACAGGCGGAAAGGAAACAATTATTATGGAGCCAGTGGAAAAACTAGCATTGGGAACTTTATGTAATCCGTGATGATTTATGGTCCATTTATTAAATCTCGGATAAGATATATACAACAACACAACCAATTATGAATTCAAGCGATCATATCTATGTTGATTTGAACGCATTCAATGCATCCACCAGCAATCAAAAGCAAACACTTTTGTTGAACGAGCGACGCAACGGGGCGTTTTTGTTTGATGCAAGTCAATACTATATGTCTGTGGCAAGATTTTATTTGGAAAATCCCCGATTTCCAGTCATTATTCCTGTTGCCGATTTATCGCAAACGGCATCACCCAATGTGAATAAACTCATTTATCAAGTCAGCATGGAATATTTCAACGGTGCATCCACCACCATCGTGTCTTCGCCACTCATGTTTATTCCGGATGACCTGAATACGCCTGCACCGGCATATAGCACGCTGAACTCCACCAACTTGTCGTTTAACAAATATTATTGGCTGTATTCGTATGACAGCTTTTTGGAGATTTTAAACACCGCACTTAAAGCGTGCTTCGACCAAATACCCAACAATTATTATACCATGCAAAACACGACGGTGCCAAATGTGCAGGTTGTTATGAGCGACATAACAACACATCAATTTGTTATCAATGCGCGCGAAGAGTTTGATGATGCTCAACCATCTGCAGCTTTAAACGGCACAACGAATAAAAAAATTCGTCTTTATTTCAACTCGCCTCTGATGGCACTTTTTAATGGGTTTAGAAGCATAACAACAGCGGACAACAGGAGCAGAATACGGTTGTATAATTCTGGGGACAATTTTACCTCATCAAAAACTGTCAATAACATAACATTTCCTGGTTTTATAGCAATGCTTACCGACATTCCTTCCACAAACATTTGGAACCCCGTGCAAAGCATTGTTTTCACTTCCGGAACAATTCCTGTCAGTCAGAACTTGATTGGTGCAAATCAGATTTTCAATCCTGGAAGTGGATTTGAAGCTTCTGGGAGCAACAGCAATGTTTCCCCTGTGATAACAGATTTGCAAATTCCATTTGAGCCTTCCAATTCGTATCGCCCCTACATCTACTATGTGCCTACACCGTATCGCTTGATTGATTTAATTTCCAACAACAACTTGACGGACTTGAGCATTGAAGTGTTTTGGCGAGACCGCTACGGAGGCATTCACCCATTTGAATTGTTGCCGTTTTGTTCCGTGTCGCTGAAACTTTTATTTCGGCACAAATCATTGGGCGTGTAATAATTTTTTTTTTGTTTGCGTAATATATACAAACCACCCAAAATGTCCGCCCCCAGTGATTTTTTTTCAACAATCACCGTCCAGGATGACCGTATTCATGCAATCACGGATAACATCCAATACAGTGTGATTAAAGGAGCGTCATCCAACAATCCCATTCAAAACGCGGCAACATCCATTTCCACATCAAGCATTGTTTTCAATCAGCCCATTCCAAGTGAAACCACGATTGTGGATAGACGCATTATGATAAAAACCACATTCTTGTTTAAGCTTCAAAAAAGTAATGCGAATACCCGAATATTGTATCCTCAATCGTGGAACTTTGCACCTTTTCCCTTGCATCAATTGACACAAACATTGTCCCTTACTTTGAACAACACCTCTGTTTCCACTCAAATCAAAGACATTTTACCCGCAATGTTAAGATGCATGGACACCGAAGATTTATACGAATACAATTCATTGTGTCCTACCAGTTTTGACAGGTATTCCAGATACAGTGATGAAGCGTATGCTTATTTAGATGCCAATGCCGCGACAGTAGAAAATCTTGATGTTTTACATTTACAATCAGGTGCAGTCAATGCTTACAGCAATTTTCAGGGTTTCAAGGGGTTAAGAGACGAGTTTATTCCACGAGGTGCATATGCCATTGACGGATATTTTAGTGATGCTGCTGGCACTCAACAAATATTCCAAAACAACCAGGTTGCAGGTTTTGATGAGAATACACCATTTTATGTAAAACTTACAACTTTTGAACCAGTTTTAATCAGCCCTTTGGTATGGGGAAAAAACAAAGGTCAGGCGGGTATGTATGGCTTGCAAAACATCATTTTACAATACACTTTATCAGCCGATGCAAGTCGTGCCATAAGAAGTGTAAATAATATTCAAACGCCTCAACTACAAGCGATACTCAGCAGTGAAATTCATATGAATTTTTTGACACCTCAACCAAGCACTTTGCTCAACGCTCGCAATGTTTTACCTCATTATCAAATAGACAGGCTTGTATCGTCTTTTCCTAACAATGTTCCCACTGCTTTCAATGTTAGTGGTGGCGCTCCCATCCAATCTCAAACTTTTACTTTGAGCGTCATTCCCGATTATATTGTTGTTTATATCCGCCCACCAACAAGCAAACTCGCTCATTACAAACCGGACAGCTTTGCTGCCATCAGCGCACTAAACATTCAATTTGCAAACACAAGCGGCATCCTTTCCACTGCGCAAATCAACAATTTATATCAAATTTCTCACGAAAATGGCTACAATGGTTCATTTTTGGAGTGGGCTAACAAGGCTTATGGCGCAGGAAGCAACGCAGGTCATTTGGATGTTTTACCAACAAGTGGTTCTGTGTGTATTTTACGATTTGCTAAGGATATAAATCTTCCAGAATTTGCTGCACCTGGCTGCATAGGAAATTGGTCTTTAAAAATTGATGTTGTCGCCAAACAAACTTATGCAGGACAATTTGTCGAAGAAAATTGGAACACTACTGATTACGGTGCAAGAACTCCATCAGCAACATCTCTTGGTATGGAACTCAATATTCTTGCTGTCATGTCAGGCTGTATGGTTCTTGAAAGAGGTCAATCGTCAGTTCATTTGGGCCTCCTTACAAGACAAGATGCACTTGACGCTGCAAATGACGATACCGTCGGGTTTCAGGGCTCTCAGCGATTGGTAGGAAAGGGTTTCTTCGATGGATTGGGTAGTGTTTTCGGTAAAGTTAAAGATTTTGCTTCAAACGCACTGGGGACTGTGAAACAAATGGCACCATTAATTAAAATGGGCGCAACCGCTCTTGGAAAACCAGGAATTGCAAATACCCTCACGAAAGTTGGCTTGGGCAAAACGGGTGGTGCTGACTATTCCGGAAATAATTTATCCCATAGAATTGCTTGAAAGTATTAAGGAATAATTTTATTGAAAAAAAATGTTCATTTTCCAATAAAATATATTGATATATTATATACAACAACAAAAACTTATCAAAATGTATAACACGCGTATGAACAAATCTAATCGTCAAGAATTAATGCAGATGTATGACAATCACTTGAAAAATTTATTGGATTTAGAAGACGGCGAACATGAAATAAGAAAAAAAAAACTACAAGGCGGGTTTTTGCCAATGCTTCTTCCACTAGCCAGTTTGTTATTGGGTAAAGGGCACACCGCTCAAACCGCTCAAAATAGCGAAGGATATGCACGGAACGAAGGCGTTGTTAATGTAATGAAAACAAGAGGAAGGCCTGCAAAACAGCCTATACAGGGGTCTGGAATTATTTCTGATTTGGGTATTCCAGGTGTAAGCCAAGTAGCGGGTTTATTTGGGTTGGGAAAAACGGGCGCAGGAAAAACGGGCGCAGGACATTCCAATATCAAGCCAAAAAAAACTTCCGCTTGGATAGAGTTTGTGAAAAAGTATTCAAAAGATAAAGGCATTCCTTACAAACAAGCTTTAAGTGAGGCTAAGGCTCATTACAAAAAATAAAAAATGTTTCATTAACAATATACACTCAACGCAATATGGCTAATGAAGCAGTCCGCACCCGTCAGTATCGGGAATACCTTGACGCTGACAAAACAATATCTCGTCAAATATACAACTTGTATCAACGGCAAGAAGCCGCGTATAAGGAAGGTCCTCCGTCCATTCGTAATCAAAATCAATTGGCGCCCATCAGCGGTGTCATTGAAGCCGTCAATGCATTGCAAAGCGAATTGCAAAATTTGACGAGCGGCTCACAAATTATATTTTCCATGAACAACTTTGTCCCCGTTATAAAAGCGTATAACTCATTGGTGTTCGCCCTGCGTAGCATTCAAAACATCTACAAACGCAATGTGCAAATTAAGTATGAGGTGGATAAATTGTTAAAACCTGTAATTGAAATGATACAAAGCGTTGCGTCGCAACTCGCATACGACCCCGCCGTTTCTAACCGTTTGTTTCAAATGAGAACCAACTTGGTGTCAAAGGTGTTTGAACGAATTGATTACAATGTTGGAAAAAGAACATTATCGTTTGACCTAAAGTCGGGCCAACGAGGTATTGAAACACTTCAACCTGGTAGCGACGAAACTTTGGATACTTTTCAACAGCCAGTTATGGAATACAAACCTGAAAATAATGACCCGTTTTTGGGACAAACTCCCATAAAATCTGAAGCACCAGCTACTTTTGAAGGGTTGGATGTGGCTGGGTTTGACTTAAATGATGATGATAGGACATTTTTGAAGAATTATATGGAAGCAGTTCGCGAAGTGGGAAATCCAATAAATTGGCCAGAAGCCACAGGAAAGACGCAAGAGCAATTAAAAAAACTTTCAACAGCTAGAAAAGCTCAGGGTATAATCAATCGGTATTTTGATGCCAATATACAACCGTTGTATGACCAATTGACTGAAACGGCAAGAACTATTATAGATAGAAGTTCTGCGACTAAAAATAACATCAAAGCCACTCTTACTGACAATTTTTTGCGGTTTCGGGGAGATATGATACAAACTCAAAAAGCAGCAGCTTACATACCTGATGAGGCTGCTGCTGCCGTCGCCGCATCTAGAAGAGCAAGAAGAGCACTTGCAAATGATGCTGTGATGCCACCTGATTTCTTTGACATTGCTGCTCCGACTTCAAT